AAGCGTCTTAATCAGACCGTGGTGAAGCAGTTCCTTGAAGAAAACCCTGACGTGCTGCCGCCCGGCCTGAACTCCGACAGCGAGTACGCCATAACTGTAAGGAAGAAATAATGGCCGATACACCTTTCGCCACCATCGAGGAAGTCGCAAAGTACTTCGTCGTCTCGGTCGCGACTGTGCGTACATGGCTGCGTAACGGCACCATCCCGAAACACACCTACCTCAAGGTGGGTAACACCTACAGGTTCAACCTGCCCGACGTGGCAGCGGCACTTGTCAACGCACCGAAAGAACCGGTGCAGTTGGAACTCGACCTCGGCAACGATAACTAAGGAGAACGACATGAGTGAAATGACCCTTTTCGGCGGCGGCAACCCGCTGGTTAACAGCGACCTCTTCAAGTCGCTGCGTGACATGAACAAGACCCTCGCTGGTGGCGGCGGTGGCGGTGGCAAGCGCATCTCGATCAAAGGCAACAAGTTCCGCCTCTTCGTTGATGGTGAGCAAGTCTCCGTGTCCAAGGACGACCACCTGAATATCGTCGTGGTCAACGTTGCTCCGGTCTCGCGTACCTACTACGAGGGCACCTATGACCCGAACAACACCTCGGCTCCGACCTGCTGGTCGGCTGACACCAAGACCCCCTCGCCGGATGTGCCTGCGGATCAGAAGAAAGCCTCGCGCTGCACCGACTGCCCGATGAACGTCAAGGGCTCGGGACAGGGCGACAGCCGTGCCTGCCGCTACAACCAGCGTCTGGCTATCACTCTTGAAGGCAAGCCTGACGAAGTCTACCAGCTGCAGCTCCCGGCCACGTCGCTGTTCGGTGACGGCAAGAATGGCAAGATGCCAATGCAGGCGTATGCCAAGTTCCTTGACGCGCATAACACGCCGATCATCGCGGTCATGACCAAGATGTCGCTGGATGAAAACTCGGAGACCCCGAAGCTGTTCTTTAGCCCTGTGCGTCCTCTGACCGAGGAAGAACTGCACGCGGCTGTTGCGGCTAAGGACACCGAGGATGCCATCAAGGCCGTCACGCTGACCGTCTCGCAGACCGACGGCGTCAAGAAGAAGGACTCCGCGGCGGGGACCAAGAGCTACAACCCGGCCAAAGAGAAGATCATCGTCGATGACGAGGACGAGATCGAAGAGCCTAAGAAGGTCGAAGCCAAGAAGACGGCAGTGGCCGGTGCAGGTGCTAAGCCTGACCTCTCGGCTATTGTCACGGAATGGGACGACGAGTAATCCTTAATAGGCTCGCCGCGACGGGGGATAAAAACAATCTCACCTCGTCGCGGCATCCCAACAGGTAGAGTGGCGGCTATGGATACAACGACGTTCTTGCAGGCTGTGCTTGGCACCGCAGGCTCCTACTGCGTTCTCGCGCTTAATGAGGGCAGACGCATCCAGAAATTCTATGACACCATCGAGCAGCTTGAGCATGCTGCGCTGAACTTCGACGAGAATGGTTTCGATGCCTACTACGCCCTCGGCACGTTCGAGGAAGCAGGCTCCCGCGAAGCCGATAACGTCAAACAGATGCGGTCGTTCTTCATGGACCTCGACTGTGGTGTTAACCTCAAGACGGGCAAACCCAAGGAGTTCCCTGACCAGCACACTGCCATCTTGGCGCTCAAGGAGTTCGTGAAGACCACCGGGCTGCCTAAACCGTTCTTGGTCAACTCGGGCTACGGTGTGCACGTTTACTGGCCGCTGACCGCGCCCGTGGACTTCATGGCGTGGCTCCCGGTAGCTGAGAAGCTCAAGGCGCTGGCCAAGGCGAAGGGGTTCAAGGCCGACGAGGCTGTGACCGCCGATGCCGCCCGGGTGCTGCGAGTGCCGGGGACGCATAACCACAAGGGCGACGATCCCAAGCCTGTCAGCTTTTTCGGCATTGCTGAGCCTACCCCAGTGCAGTTCTTCGACTTTGCTGCACGGCTTGAGACCGTGGCTGGTAGTCTGCCGACTAGCCTGCCCGCTCGGCGCTACTCCCCTGCGGTGACAAACAGCGCTATGATGGATGCCCTGATCGGTAAGCGGGAAGCCTCGTTCAAAGCCATCATGCAGAAGACTATGGCTGGCAAGGGCTGCGCCCAGCTGGCCTACTGCATCGAGAACCGCGCCGATCTGGCTGAGCCTATGTGGCGCGCGGCGCTCTCTATCGCCAAGCACTGCACTGACATGGCCAAGGCCGTTAAGGCTGTCTCACAGGGTCACGCCGAATACGACGAAGACGAGGCGATGTGGAAGGCCGACCGCATCAAGGGGCCGTATCTCTGCACGCGCTTCGAGGAGTACAACCCGGGTGGGTGCCAAGGCTGCCCCAACTGGAACAAGATCAAGTCGCCCATCGTTCTCGGCCAGCAGTTCACCGAGGCTACGCCCGAGGACAACACCCTCGTCGTAGCGGACCCAGAAGCGCCCGAAGCACCGCCGAGGGTCTATGAAATCCCGAGCTACCCGAACCCCTACTTCCGCGGCAAGGATGGCGGTGTGTTCATCCGTGTCATTGACGACGAGGGCGAGGTCAGTGAGCGGATTGTCTGGCACCACGACCTCTACGTCGTGCGCCGCCTGTATGACCCGGAGCAGGGTGAAATCATCGAGATGCGGCACCATCTGCCGAGGGATGGAGTGCGGTCGTTTGTGGTGCCGCTCTACGTCGTCACGTCGAAGGAAGAATTTCGGAAAGTCCTCGCCACCAATGGCGTCATAGCGATCAACAAGGAAGTGGATACGATCATGAGCTTTACACAGAGCATGGTTAAAGACCTGCAGATCACTACGCAGGCAGACAACGCACATCGCCAGTTTGGCTGGCTGCCCGACTTCAAGGGCTTCGTCCTCGGGGACAAGGTGGTCTACGCAGACCGCGTCGATTTTAACGCACCGTCAGCCGCAACTCGTGGGATGATCGAGTTCTTTGAGCCGTCGGGCTCGCTCGACGTGTGGCGTGAGGCGGTCAACTTCTACAACCGCCCCGGCTTCGAGCTGCACCAGTTCATCACCTGCGTCGGTTTCGGCTCGGTGCTGATGAAGTTCTTGCCTATCAACGCAGCGCTCCTGCACATCTGGTCGAAGGACTCCGGTTTCGGCAAAACGCATGCCCAGTATGCGGCGCTCTCGGCGTGGGGCGATCCTCGCAAGCTGCTCCTGCAAGAGCGGGACACCCATAACTCTCGTATGAACCGCGCCGATGTGATGCACAGCCTGCCCGTGTGTATGGACGAGATCACCAACATCAAGCCGCACGACGCCTCAGACATGATCTACCAGATCACCGGGGGCCAGCAGCGCAACCGCTTGGCATCGACGGGCAACACTGAACGCTACCGCGGCGATCCTTGGAACCTGCTGTTTATAACCTCGGCAAACTGCAGCCTGATCGACAAGGTAGCCATGGCCAAGGCCATGCCGAAAGCAGAAGCACAGCGGGTGTTGGAGATCGAGACGAGCAGGCTCTTCGTCGAGAAGGCCGACAAGCGCCAGACTGACGAGTTCAGCGCCAAAATCCAGAGCAACTATGGCCACGCAGGCATCCTGTTCGTGCAGTACGTGATGGCCAACATCGCCGAAACTAAATTGCTGGTAGAGACCCTCCAGCGCAAGATTGATGAAGCCGCAGACCTTGGCCCTGAGAACCGCTTCTGGTCGGCAGCCGTCGCCACCTCCCTCGCCGCTGCGGTGATCTGTAAGCACCTCGAGCTCTTGGACTACGACATCCCCACCCTGCGCGACTACGTCATCAAGAACATCCTCAAGGCCAACAAGACGGTCAGCGCTGAGATGTCTCTCGACCCGATGGACCTTGTGACGGCCTACACCTACCAGAACTTGGGCCGTATCCTGCAGATCAAGTCCACCATCGACCGTCGCAGCAAGGGGAACGATAACGGCCTCGACGACCTCGTGGTGCCGGATCAGCAGCCTAAGACCGCCGACATCGTCGGGCGCTACGAGACCGATCTGCACGTGCTGTATCTTCTGCCAGCGCCGTTCAAGGTCTGGCTGGCTGAGCAGCAGGTCAACTACAACTCGGTTTTCGCGGAGCTCAAAGCCAAGTACAATGCCAAGAAGTCGAAGGTCCGGCTGACCAAAGGCACCAAGCTACAGATGCCCGTCGCCGATACCATCGAGGTGCCGATTGTTCTGGGCGACGTTAATGGCGAAGAAGGTAAATGACCTAGACCCCGACGGCGTGCGCATCATCGTGCCATGGCGAGAGCTGCATGTGGGGGGCTCACTCTTTGTCCCCTGTATCAACACCGAGGCTTGCGAACGGCAGGTTCAGGATGTGGCTCAACGGTTAGGCATCCGCCTAACATGCAGGCAGCGGATAGAGGCCCAACACTTGGGGTTGCGGATTTGGAGAACCACATGATATTGTGCGCCTGACAGAAGAGCTTGCCGCCCGCTCGCCTCCTGTCGTTCTCCTTACTGGCCCCGGCTTCGCGCCGGGGCTTTTTTCTTAGAAGAGCTGGAAGCCCTGATTATACATCGACTCCAGATCGACGAGCCCTTCGCGTACCGCAGGGCTAACCGAGACACCCTTGAGCATCTCCCCCGACGTGCGCTGATGGCTCTTGAGGGACCGCTTGAGGAACTCACCGTCGATGACTGCATCGGGGAAGCTCTGGGCTACGCCTTCGTTAAACGAGCGGATGTCCTCCAGAACTTCCTGCGCCCCGTCGATGTCACCTTCGCGCAGCGCGATGTAGTACAGCTTGGACAACCGCGAACGCTTTTCTGAGACGGCGTTGCTGATCTTAACCTTAAGCTGGTTGATGTCCTGCTGCAGGGTGGCCTTCGTCGGCGTGAAGCCGAGCATCTGGCCGAGCAGATCGCTGGACCCGAGATCGCCAGTGATGACGTCACCGCGACGGGTTTCGATGGCACCGCCCTCGGACAGATAGCGCCCGGACTTGATGAAGTTGCGGATAGCTGCGGGGACCATGTTCTCGATGCCGCGCACCATGTCGCCTTCGTCGCCAGTCATGGCCTTGTAGAACTCCGACACACCACGACCGAACTGCGTTGCAGTGGACCATGCCGGACCACCAAGATTGGCCACGAGGGTTTCTTCCGCGGACGGGTCGGTGTTGTAGCGGTTCTCACGGATCAGGAGCCCGGTCAGACCGATACGCGACGAGATGTCGAGCCCAGAGATGTCAGACAGGAAGCCCTTGTAGAGCCCCGCGCCGAGGTAGCGGCGCGTCAGCATGTCTGCGTCTTCTTCGTCGTCATCGAGGAACGCGTTGGCCACCGTGGACACAAGCCCATAGAGCGGCACGCCTGCGATACCTGCAAGGGCGAAGGACGACAGCTGCAGCCCCACAAGCTGATTAAAGGCCGTGCGACGATCCTCCGGCGTGAAGTCCGGGTCGTTGCTACCCAGCGTCAGCTGCTTTGCCAGCTTCATCTGTAGATAGAACATGGACAGGCCGTAGTTCTTAAACATCAGGGCTACGCGACCGATACCCTTCTGGGCCCAGCGCGGTGCAGTGGCGAGGGTGGCACCGCCACCGGTCTCAGTCGCCTGATACACAGCGCGTTCGGCGGCGCGGGTGCGCCGCTCAGCCTCGGTAAGACCACGCTCAGCCTCAGTCGGCTTGTTCCGCAGGCGGGCAAGCTCGAGGTTATAGGCCGCGACAAGAGCAACCTGCCGGTTGGCCCGTTCGACTTGGTGGAACATGGCACCGGAGACAGCGGCAAAGCGATCTCCGAAGCTCCGGGCACGACCGACATCCTCGGCACCGATGCTATCGTAGTAGATCGAGCGGTTCAGCTGGCCGTTCTTGGATGCGACGTCAACAAGCGGTGCGAGCTCCTGCAGCATCGGGCGAAGCTCCGGTGCAATGTCATCGCGCAGGACGTACTCGTTGTTGCTATTCAGCACGAAGTAGTTGTCGATGGACGGCATCGACCGGACCTTGGTCGTATTCTGACCTTGGAACTGTGCTGGCAGCTCGATCTCACGGCTGAGTCCGCTGTTCAGGAACAGCTTGTAGGCATTACCGATTGCAGCGGCAGACGACCGGCTACCATAGCGCCCAGACAGATACGGGTAGAGTACGACTGGAACCGACGACAAGTTCACAAGCGCCGACGACACGTTAAGGCCGATGGTGAAGGTGAAGGCACCCCGGTTAACAGTCTGCACCATGCGCTCGAACATATCCGCAGGTGGGTTGGTAGCGAAGTTGGCCCGCGCTACGAGTTCCTCGATCACCGCAACTTTGTTCTGGTCGCTGGAGTTTCTCGCCTGATCTTGAATGGCGTCCGCTACGGCCCTGATCTTGTTGCTGTAGGCATAGCGCACGCCCTGACGCCCGAGGCTGTAGCCCTTGACGCGGAGAGCCTCGAGCGAGTCCTCCATATAACCGCGCGTGTTCTTACGACGCTGCAGGGACTTGGCGAACGACGTTTCCGGCAAGGCGTCCACGAAGAGCCGAGTAATCTCCTGCTGGATGCTCGACGCCGTGGCTGCATCCACCCCGGTGTTAGCGAGGTTCGACCGGATGATGGACAGCGTATCACGCACAAACAGAGAGTCCGGCGTGCGCCCCTGCCGCACCACGTCGAGCGTGGAGTAGTAGTTGAAGATCGGCTTGCCGTCGGGGCCCTTGGTTACTTCTGCCATAGCCTCGAGCTCTTTGGCTGCACGGTCACGCGCACGGGGGCTATCGTAAGCCTCCTTCACCGGCTCGGTGGTGCCGGTCTCGGGGTCAAAGGCGCTGTACTCCAGCCAGAAGTCACCCTTACGCGCCAACGGGAAGTACGGCTCGATGCGGTTCATGTCGAAGAACTTGGTGTAGATGCTCTTCTTGACCTCGGCAGCCAGCTCAGGGTTCGACGACAGAATGAAGTCGATCTTGCCCGAGAGTGCCTCACGCAAGCGCTCGTACTGCTTGCGATACAGCTGGCGCATGTTGTTGTAGAGGTCACGCCCGTCCTTGCCGATAGCGGCCCAGTCTTTCTGCAGCGTGTCGTACATACGCATCTTATCGGAGTCGGCACCGTACTTCTTGAGTGCCTTCTCACGGGTCAGCGACGGGTCAACCTGATTAACGGTGGAGCGCGTGACGATGCGGTCAAACAGCGGCTTGAGGTTGGGGTTCTTCTTCACCCATCCCTGCGCGATCTGCAAGACACCGTCTACCTCTTGGTCAGACTTGATGGCTGCGGCGTCCATCTGCTGGATGCCGTCCTGTAGATCATACGCCCCGTCGATCTTATAGTGCGAGGCCACGTCGGCCAGAGGCTGCATGCCCATGAAGCCGAGAATGGTACGTTTCGCACCCCAAGATGCACCGGCCAGAACACCAGAGGCATCGTCACCGAACTGCTGAGCGAACTCCTTGGTGCGGCCCGGGAAGGAGCCGTCGACCTGTGCCACGCGGTTAAGGATCGTTGCGCCCTCGTCCGGCGTAGAAATCTCGGTCATGCTGATCGGGAAGTCGAGTATCTGCATGACCATCTGGTCGGTGAGATCAAGGGCGTTGCTCAGCGGTCTCGGCTGCATTCCGATCAGCCTGCGGACCAAGTTAATAGCATCGTTTGCAAACTGCCACAGCGCCGAAAAACGACCGCCTTGCGGGTACAGACCAGCAAGTTCTTGCTGGAAGGAAGGTACCGAGAAGGCATCGGCCATGAACTCCATGACGTCGCTCGACCCGTTGCTCGTGGAGAGCATGGGCTTGACGTTCTTAAAGAGCTTTTCCATGCGCTTGCGCAGCGGGGACGCGGGGTTCCGCATCTCGTTGATCGTGGCGGCGTGGGTCATCTCGTGCAGCAGCGTCTCGATGCTGAGCCCCGTGTCCTCGTTCAGAAGGATTTCGCTGGGCTTGCCCGGGAATGCGCGACGGTACTGCCCGCTCAGCGCTCTACCGCTATCGTCCTTGAGGTCTTTGATGATCTGCACCGAGGTGCCCTGCGAGAAGGGTGCAAGGGCCTTAATGATACGCTTGATGCGGTCGTTCGGGGCGTACATCTGCAGCGCGCGCAGCGCCATCTCGAGATTACCACGGCGCAGCTGATTGACCACCGCCGGGTGCAGCGGAGAGCCAAGGTCCAGAACTTCCTGCGGGCGGTTGAACTTTAGCCCGAGAATTTTATCCACCACGAGGTCGATCTGGTCTTCTGCGGTCATCTTCCGCGTGCCGACGACGCGGGGCTTGATCGGCGCTTTGGTCTCCTGCACAGCGGCGAGAAGGTTATCGAGGCCCCCCATCCGCGAACGGGCGGCGTCAGCTGCGGCCTTAGCCTGCGCTTTCTTGGTGGTGTCCTCGGTCGCCTGTACGGTCAGTTCCTGCTCGAGTGCAGCTCTTTCCTCGGTGTTAGCCGCACGGCCACCGATAGCGGTGGAGCCGGGCAGAGACGATATCACCTTGTTCGGTACCTTGGCCTCTTGGGCCTTGCGGTACTTACGCTGCAGGTCACGCACCTTGGCCTGAGCTTGGGGAGACATGTTGGCTTCCACCCAAGCCAGCGCCTGCTTGGCGCGTTCTTGCGTCATGCCGGAGAAGAACTCGCGCTCAACAGGGCTGATTGTCTCGTCACCTGCGGGCAGCGCGCCGGTTTCGGCTTCGAGCGCTTTCTGGTTTTTGAACCGCTGGTTTTCTAGCGTAGCGTCGGCAACGATGAACTCGAGCGCGTCGATGGGGCGCTTGAACTGCGAGAAATACATCTGCGCATTCTCGGCAGGGGCCGCGCCTTTCTTACCCTTCTTGACTGCGCCGGGCTGGAACAGGTCCAGCACCTTGCGCTTGTCTTCCGATGTCGTCGGGTCGTCCAGAACCAGTGCGTCTGGGATCGAGTAGTCATTGATGAGCGAAGCCAGTTCTGGCTTATCTGCCATGCGTGCGGCCCACGCGGCCTCAAGTTCGGTCTGCGCAGCCGAATTGGCCGCGACCTCACGGACATCGCGCATGGGGGCCAGCTGACGCTCAGCGTCACGGACCTGCATCTCAGTCGGGGAGCCTGTAAATGCCGGGGCGGTCAGTGGAGCGGGCTGTTCTCCTGCTGTCGCTGCAGTACCCACAGGCACCGGCACACTTCCTCCCAGTCCTCCGCCTGCAGGTGCTTCAACCCGGGCGGGGCCTCCAGTGTCGTCAGCGGGCCGTCCGCCTCCTTCCACGCTTTGTCCACCACTCGGAGCGCTAACTCCCACTTCTTCTGGCTCAACCGCTGCAGCCTCTGGGACATTCACGACCTCCTGCGCGGGGGCGGCAGCCGTAGCAGCCGCGGCAGCCTCTGCGGCCTTGCGGTATTTGGGTTCCGGGGCCGCGACAGGTTCCACTGCCGTTGCTTGTGCGGGCACAGCGGTCTGGGCGGCGGCTTCCGCCGCTTTACGATACTTGGGCTGGGGAGCGGCTTCGGGCGGCGTATCTACCGCCGGTACATCCGCTTTAGCAGCGGCCTCGTTTGTGACTGGCACTGCCGCGCCGGGTACCGCGGTCACCGTGGCTTTCGGCACATCGGTGGGTTCGGTCTTGATCGCGGGCTCAGCTGGGGCTTCTGCGGGGGTGGCAGGTGTTGCGACTGTGGCCCCGCGAATCGCGGATACTTTGAACGGCAAGGTCAGGGCGCGCTCTTTGCCCTTTTCGTATTTCGACACCGCACCAACGCTTTCGAGCTTGCGCATGATGCCGTTGGCGGCGGGGTAGCTGAGCCCAAGGGCCTTCTGGATTACGCCGACGGTAGCCTTGCCCTCAGCTTCAATAGCTTCGACCGCACTGAGCATCTGGGGATCGCTGCCGATAGAGTTGGCAGTAGCCGTAGCCTCGAGCGACAGCGGAGGGACGTTTACGCCGGGACCACCACGAACCGCGCCCGCCGGTGCGGGCGGAACAACGACGTCAGGGGTTTGTGCAGCAGCCAGAGGGTCAAGCGTACCCGGAGCAGGCAACGCACCAGTAGCGGCTTCTGGGGCAGGCAGCGCGAGGGTGGGTGCCTTGGCTTCTTCTTGTGGGGCGGGTGGGGTAGCGGTGCGGCTACGACCCGGCAGAAGATCGAGAAGACCCTGCACCAGAGCACCGACGCCTGCGCCGTAACCGAGGGCTTCGCCCGTATCCGAGAAGGTGCCTTGCTCAGGATTGTAGACGCCCTGCTCGATCAGGTTCTGGGCGATAGTCGTCGCGGCTTCCTGTGCGCCCTCAACACCGCCTTCGGCGGCTGCGCGGGTCAGGCGGTTTACGATGGTGCCGGTAGCAGGCTTACCGAGGACCTTGATGAACTTGATTGGCAGCAGTTCAAGTGCGCCGACAGGAGCGCCTAGCAGGGCAGCAGCGCCACGTTCTTCCTCAGTAGCGCCCTCCGCGCGAGCGCGTTCCGAAGCCTCACCAGCACCAGCGCCGACAGCGAGAGCGGGGGCCGCAAACTGACCACCGGGTATAAGCGACGTCAGGCCCAGTGCACCAAAGGAGCCGAGGGCCTCGCCGAAGGTGCCGCCAACCGTTCCTTCCATGCCCACATCAGCCTGCGGCTTGTAGCCATAGGCAATGCTGCGGATGCCTTCACGCGCCGGGGCTTCATACCGTTCCGGCAGGGCTGCTGCGCCGCCGAGCAGGGCGGACTCAAACATACCGACGGCACCGCGAGCGATGCCCTTGGGGATTTCCCCGAGGTAGTTAAGGACGCCTTCACCCTCATTGGTGATTTGCTGCCCGTACTTGGTCTCGTAGTCTTTGGCGAAGGAAAACTCGCGGTCCCGCAGGACTTGGTCAATGCGAATTTGTTCGTCAACCGTGGGTTCATCACCGCTAATAGTGAAACGATAGGGGCGGTTACTAAACTCCCCGCGCTTGACGATCTCGGCCATGTTGTACCCCGTTACGTTTTTGTGCGGACGTCAATGGCCTCGCCAGACTCCGCTTCGGCACCACCACCATACAGCTCGTTTTCGAGTCCGGCAATCTGCGCTTTGGTACGGGCGTACTCATCAGCACTCTGCGGGAGCGGGACCCCGGTGGGGGCGAGGGAGTCAAGACGACCATACAGGGTATCAAGCATGGAGATTGTATCCTGCCGAGCGTAGCGTCCAAGTGTCGCTGCCTGATAAGCCGTGAGCCCGCCGCCACCAGCCGCTGCCTTAGCACGTGCTGCGCGAGACTGCTCGAGGGCACCGAGGAGTTCGAGACGGTCTTTGTCATACTGATCCCGTGCACCGCGCACCGCTTCTACGCCCTTGAGCCCGGCTTCGCCGAGAGCGCCGCCGAGCGTCGGCTGCGTGGACGACATGAGGTTCAGACCGACCTGCGCCAGTGCCAGCCACTTGTCCTGCTCAGCCGCCTTCTCACGCTTCTGCAGCATGCTCATGAGCTCTTGCTCATAGGACGACATGCCACCAGCTCCGCCAGCTCCGCCAGCTCCGCCAGCTCCGCCAGCTCCGCCAGCTCCGCCAGCTCCACCGGACGGCGCGTCGGGCTGCACTGTGGGTGTAGTTTTACCTGCCGTATCGCCTGCGGGAACGGCCCCACCCTTACCCTCTTCCTTGGCTTTCTTCGCCTCCTCCGCCATAGCCTCGGGCGTAGCGGCTTCCGCGGCAGCGCGATCTTTAAGGATTCGCTCCTGCTCCTCGGTCGTGCGACCGCCGAGACCGCCAAGCAGATCGTCAATGAAGGGACTTCTAAGCGGATCGCCCGCGGGGTTAGCCTGCGCCTCTTCAAACGCCCGCTGCCTGCCACCCTTGGGCCGTTCCGGCGCACGTTCCGCCTGTATGGCGGCCATAATTCTAGCTGTCCGGTCGAGTTGGTCTTGGTAAGCGGCTTCGCCCGCGCCCATCGCGGCTGCGGTATTCGCCATATCCATTATGGAGGCCCCACCGACTTCTCGACCGAGTTCCTCAAACACAGGGCCACGAGCTATCGGGGTTTCTGCACGGGCTACTGGAGCTCCCATCGCGCGTTCATCGAAGCCTTCGCCGCCGGGGATACCTCTCTCAGTGCGGACACGCTCGTTCTCTGTCAACACAAGCGCACTGGGCACCTGCGAGTACGGGCCAGTAGCCGGTAGCGGGGACAGAGGCGAAGCCGGAGCTGCATCTGCGCCGGGCATAGCAGGCATAGCCGGAGCGCCAGCAATAGAGGGAAGCCCTGCCGGAGGTGCACCAATGGTTTGCGCCGAGATCGACGGCACAGTCGGCATATCAATAGCAGCGGGAGTGGCCAGCGGGCGCGAAGCACCGAACGCGAACTGCTCTTCTTGGAACCGGCGATCCAGATCAGTCTGCGACGGGAAAGTCGCACCGTCTCCGACGGGGTCCATAGCCATCATGCGGTTACGCTCGGCGCGCTGTGCTGCACCGGCCTCGATCCGTGCGGCTTCTTCCTCACCGAGAGCATCGAGGTACTGAGAAACCGACATGCCCGCGCGGTTCGCCATAGCGATGACCGTCGGGTCGGTCTCGGCTTTACCACCGGCCTTCATCTTTTTCACAAAACCGCCAGCGTACATAGCCTGCACGCCTGTGTTCTGCGTCATGTCAGTGCTCGGGGCCATAGCCCGGGCCATATCGGCGATGCCGCCCTGCGGGACGCCTGCGGCTGCGACAGCCTCTTGAGCTACCGTGCCACCGTCG